TAAGTCTATTCATCTCCAATCTTACTCAACGCACTATTCTCTATATCTTTAATCATATTGAGTATCTTTATGTATGGTTCTCTAAATTCCATGTATCCCTCTTTTGTGTATCCCATAATCTGATGCCGGTTATCATCATCAAATATAAACTGACCAGTACCGTCACAGTGGCTACACTTCTGAATAGTATTCCCAACTGAAACACTACCCACCCCACGACAGAACGGGCAGGTAGTATCCATGGTTTCAGATAGAGCAAGGTTGATAAAACTTCTAATTAATAATCTGTCTGAATTCTTTAGTGCATCTATATTATGTTTAATAAATATATCAGCACAGTCTACAAAGATATCATCGAATAACATAGCCCTAGAGTATTCGTTATCTGTATACTTGGCTATAAGAAAATCATATTCTTCTGACGTTAATCCTTTAGTACCTAAGAAATGTGATATGTCATCTGATGTTACTGAGTCGTGACTACCTGAACCTACCTGTAGTCCCATAGACTTAGCACATAAAAGAGATAACATCTCAGCTTTCAATAATCTTCCATATCCTATACTTGTTACCGGTATATCTTTTGGTTACTATCTTAGCATCTCCATTTGCTAATTGAAAGTCATCTGTATATTGATATCTTCTAATAGCATCCCATGTTCTCATGTCATTTACTTCAAAAGAATCTCCATCTTTCATCATGTCTATAGCTGATAAATACTTTTTATATTTCTTTGGTCTCCCAGTATATTCTACTGGGATTCCTTTATCTATTTTAATCTTCACTTGGTCTATCTTTACTTGCATAATAATAGTCCCTCATTTTTTGTAGTCTATTTTGTCTTTGGTCTTCCGTTTCGTTAGACAATCTACTGCGTTTATTCTCTAAGATATTATCTCTTAACTTATAATATCTATCCTTTGCGTATTGTTTCTTCTTCTCCCTGTTGTCCGGATTAGAATACCATACATTCCAGTATGTCTTTTTGTCCTCTCTCTTTTCCATATCTCCTCCGTTTAGAATGGTTTATCGTTACCGTTGAACACCTCTTTTAGTTCATCAAGTTTCTTTTTACTTTCATAGTCATCCTCTTTTAACCACCCCGAGAACTCATATGTATCTCTAGTGTTAATAGTAAAGTCCTTTCTTTCTTTATTCAAGTTTTTATATTTACTATTACCCATAAATGATTGGGCATTTCTACCCTCAGTATCTACTATCATCTTTACTTTCTTAAACAATACTTCATTGATATCACCAAACTCTTTATCGTTTGTGAATAGTTTAATGTATATTCTTTCTCCTGTATCTGCATTTTTAATTGCAAGGTTTACGTACTGTGCCATGTTAATCTCCTAATCGTTGGTAAAATCCTTTCTCTCTTCTTTCATTTGCACTTAGAGTTTGAAACAATCTTAGTCTATGTTCTTGTGCTGATATCTTACTGGTAAGATTACCTACTAATTCTTTAGCATCTGCAATCTTATCTATGTACATAACAACACTCTCATCTGTCATAGCTATAGCTTCCTTATGTGCCTGTGTTCCTTTAACATCAGAGCAATTAAGTAATGCTACTGCCATGGATACTTTTTTATTTTCAGTTAGCTTATGTAGTTCTTTCTCAGCTTCAGCTTTATCGTAATATAATTTAAAAGCTCCTGACACTGTAGTTAAACCTATTAATAATACTGCACTGACCTGCCACATATAACTACTCCTAGTCGTAGAAGACTTCGTTTTCAGATACTCTCTTAGGGATACAATACGCAGTAATATTTTGCTGGCGGTAGCTAGGTCTGTTATACGCACTTGTTTTACCCTGTTCTATGGCTTTTGCAAAAAGATTACATCGATATATGTTCTTAAATAACATTTTATCATCTGAAATTACTTCATTGTTAACAACAACCACTAACAAAAAAGCCATTAACACTTCTTATGTCCACACTTTCTTAAGTTACGAATCTCCTCATATCGCTCCAGCATTGTAACTTGTTTCCACTTGTCCCAGACT